GGTTTTGTTATATTTAAAATGACATAAATATCTTATACATAATAATTAAGAAGAAATGTTGGAAGAAGAATTCAGGCCAATTGTTGGTCATCCTGGATATTATGTGAGTAATTTGGGAAGAGTAAAGAGTAAAAAGTATGAAAAGGAGAGGATATTGTCAAATACTTTATCAAGACATGGTTACAGATTGGTACAGTTGGTAGAGCATTGTAAACCAATCTTTCATCAGGTTGGAAGACTTGTATTGGAGTCATTTGTAGGATTTCCTGCTGACCCATGGTTGTGTTATGTACATCACAAGAATGGTGATTTATCAGACTGTACATTGGATAATATGGAATGGGTTATTTGTGAGACAACAAAGGACTATGACCCTGAAAAATCCCATAGGAGAGGTGTATTGAAACCAGATACAACCAAGGCCAGGATGACAGAGGCAAAGTGTAATCAGTCAAGGGAGACAATAGACAAGATTACCAAGGCCAGACAACAGACAATGTTAAACAAAAGGAATAAATAATGGAAGATAATCTTACAGTCAACAAGAAGTTACAGAGATACAGGGAAAGGCAGGAACTGTATGGTAGTAAAAGGTGGAAGGAGTGTAGGGAGTATATGAAGATGAAGTACCCTCTTTGTCAGGACTGTTTGAAGGCTGGTAAGATTACCCCTATGGAGGAAGTCCACCACATCAAGTCACCTTTTGTGAAGGGTATCAGTGAGGAAGAGAAGTACAGGAGGGCATATGATGAGAGTAACCTGGTGTGTCTTTGTAAGGAGTGCCACATCAAAAGACACCACCCAGAATTGACAATACAAGAAAAGTTAAAGAAATATGAGGATTAGTGAAAAAATAAGATATCAAAATAAAAGGAATAGAAATGGAAATCATTAATTTATCCCAGAAAACAAAAGATTATATTGATACAATAACCCAGCAGATGGAGAAATTGGGAGTTCTTGAAGAAGCAGATAAAAAGAATATTGAATTGCTGGCTTCACAGTATGAACTTTATGTAAGGGCAATAGAGGATTTGGATAAAAATGGATTCACCACTGTTGACAAGTTGAACAGGACAGTGACCAATCCTGCCTTTGCAATCCAGAGGTCAGCAATGACAAATATCATTTCATTGATGAAGGAGTTGTCATTGTCAGCAAGACAGAGGAGACTCTTGACCAGTGCTGGTCAGACAGAGGAAGAAGACCCTATGGACTTGTTCCTGAACAAAGTGAATAATGAGGATTAATGATTAAGGGTATTCAATATGCACATGATGTTGTATCTGGTAAGGTGTTGGCATGTCAGTGGGTGAAACTGGCATGTCAGAGGTTCATTGATGATATCAATTCACCAGACTATTACTTTGATGAGAAGAAGTACAAGACACTGACATCATTCACAGGTGTATTGAAACACTACTCTTCTGGTGCTGCTGGAACACCCTTTATTCTTGAACCCTGGGAGGATTTTATCATTTGTAACATTTTCTGTCTATATAAGACAGACACAAAAAGAAGAAAGTATAAAACAGGTCACATTTCTGTGGCAAGAAAAAATGGTAAGACAACATTGGCAGCTGTATTGGGACTGTTTGCCTTGATTGCAGATGGAGAACCTGCTGCAAACATCATTATGGCTGCCAATTCCAGGGAACAAGCTCACATTGATTTTGATGCTGCCAGTGCCTTTGCAAGACAGTTGGATCCCAAAAAGAAATCATTGAAGGTATTGAGGAATGAGATTGTCTTCCAGAAGAACAATGCCAACTTGAAGGTTATTAGTGCAGATGCAAGTACAGGTGATGGTCTTAACCCTTCAATGGTCATCCTGGATGAGTTACATGAGGCTGTTGACAGTAAACTGTTTGATGTGTTGAGGTCTGGTCAGGGATTCAGGGAACAACCTTTGATGTTGAGTATCACCACAGCAGGATTCAGGATTGGTGGATTCTGTAACCAGTATGAGGATTACTGTAAGGAGGTTCTGATGGGTCAGAAGGTTGACGAAACTATTTTTGCACTGTTGTACACCCTTGATGATGGAGATGACTGGACAGATGAAAAGAACTATGTGAAGGCCAACCCAAACCTTGGTATCACAGTCAAGAGAGACTGGTTACTGGAACAGGTCAACCAGGCCACCAACACCCCTTCATTGGAGGTAGGCGTAAGAACCAAGAACCTCAACCAGTGGGTTAGTTCAAGTAATGTCTGGATACCAGACCAGTGTGTCAGGAAGTGTTTGAAGAAGATAAACATGAGTGACTTCATTGGTAAGAACAACTACTTTGTCTATGTTGGATTTGATTTGGCTAGTGTCAGTGACCTTACTGCATTGAGTTTTCTTTTCATTGACCCAGAAACCCAGGAATACTTCTTCAAGAACCTGTATTACCTTCCAAAAGGTGCTCTTGAAGGTAAGTACAACAGTGAACTGTACAAGATGTGGTCACAGAAAGGTCATCTGATACTCACAGAAGGTCCAACCACAGACTACAACTACATCAAGACAGAGTTGTTGTACTGGTACAACAAGTTTGACATCCAGGGTATCTTCTATGATGCATGGAACAGTACCCAGTTGGTGAATGATTTGATAAATGAGGGTCTTCCAATGGTTGCTTTTTCCCAGAGTATTGGTCATTTTTCAAGACCAACCAAGGAGTATGAGAGACTGGTGTTGAGTGAGAGGGTTAAGATTGATGACAACCCAATAAACAGGTTCTGTCATGACAATGTGGAACTGAAGGTTGACTTGAATGGTAACTGTAAACCAATGGGAGACCATAATGCAAAGAAGATAGATGGAGTTATTGCACAGTTGACAGCACTTGGTGGTTATCTTGACCAGGTTTATGGTATTCAGGAAGCCTTTGTAATTCCATATGGAAAATAATCATAAATAAAGTGTAACATTTTTTGCCATATTAGATTTTTTGTGTATTTGTCACCAGGGTCTGCTGTGAAGTACTCCCTGGTTTTTTTATATACCCATAAATACTTCATATAAAAAATAATAGGTTTTTATGGGAGTTTTAGACAAACTTTTCAGAAGAAATCCAAGCACAGTGGAGCCTGAACAGAGGTCAGCAGATGAGAGTATTTTTGGTATTGCCCTTAACTACAATGGTTATGGCACATACAAGACTTCCCAATCACTGGCTTTGAGTACAGTGTATAGATGTGTTGAAGTGATTTCCAATGGAGTGGCCAGTCTGCCTGTAAAGTTGTATAGGGTTGACAGTAAAGGATATAAACATGAGATTACTGACCAGCTTTCATACACATTAGGTAAGAGACCAAACAAGAAGATGAATGCCTTCACCTTCTACAAGTTATTGGTGAAGGACATATTGATGAATGGTAATGCATATGCATTGATTATGAGGGACAACCAGGGTAATGTTGTTGGATTACAGTATGTGCCGGCAGGTCTGGTGAGTCCTATTGACAGGATTGACCATATTGATTATATGGTTACAGGTATCAAGGGTGCAGTGAGACAGGAAGACATTCTTCACTTTATGAACTACACAGATAATGGTGTTGTTGGTATATCTGTACTCACTTATGCCAGAAGGACATTGGGTATTGCAGATTATGGTGAGCAGTCAGCAGAGAACTTCTACAAGAGTGGTGGTTGTACCACTGGATTCTTGAAGTTTGAAGGTCCAAGTTCTGGTAACCAGAGAGACCAGATTCTTTCTGCCTGGAACCAGGCTACTGGTGGAGTAAGGAACCAGCCAAATGGTATTGCAGTCCTTCCTGCAAATGTGAATTACACACAGTTGAGTGTGGATCCTGCTGATGCCCAGTTACTGGAATCCAGGGAGTTCAGTGTGGTTGAGATTTGTAGGTTCTTTGGTGTATCACCTACCAAGTGTTTTGACTTGACACATGCCAGTTACAACAACAGTGAGATGGCAGAATTGGCATTCTTGAATGACACATTGAGACCAATCTTGACCAAGATTGAGACAGAACTGGAGATTAAACTCTTCAAACCAGAAGACAGTATGGACATCAAGTTTGATGTTAATGAACTGCTCAGGACAGACAAGAAGAGTCAGGGTGAGTACTTCACCAAGATGTTCAATTTGGGTGTTCTTTCACCAAATGACATCAGGAAGGAACTGGATATGGATGAGATTGAAGGTGGAGACATCCATGTGGCGCAGGTGAACTTGACTTCAATAAAGAACTTGGAGTTTGTGAATTCCACAGCAGACAACAGGTTGAAAGAACCTGAATTACAGAATACAGAAAATAACCAGGAAGAAGATGATCAGGAGAATAAGCAAGAATAATGATTTATTGGATGTTATCAAGAGTTGTCCAGGTGGTGTGATTGATGACATCACCAGTATCAGATACTTCATTGATGGTAGACCAGATGTGGAGATTGAACCTACCTTCAGTAAGGTTGGTAAGCACTTGCAGGTGGTTATCCCTTCTGAAATGTTGTGGTTGTTGTCTGATGGTGTATTGATGAGAAGGGCACTATACAGTGTTGCAGATGAGAGTTATCCAGATGGTCATTACAACTTGGAGTTTGTGGATGCTCTTGATGTGTGGATTGGTGATGATAATGACCATGGAGATTCAGATTAAACAAAAGGAGGAACACTATGATTGGATATAAGATTGGAGAATCATTTCCTGTTTATACATATGGGGAGATGATAATAGCACCTTCAATGATTTATTATGTTAGTTGGACACCAACAACTGGTTTGTCTGGTACATTCAGTATGCATGGTAACACATATAATTTTAGTAATTATAGTGGATATTATTCAAGTTATAGAGATTATATTACTTCAAGTGCATTTTTTACCACTAGTTTAACATCAATGAAGACAAATGTGACAAGGATATATGATTATGCTTTTTATAATTGTACTCAACTTTCAAAGATAAGTTGTCCAGAATGTAGTTATATAGGTTCATATGCTTTTGCGGCTTGTAGATTATCATCTGTTGTAAATTTACCAAAATGTGAGTATATTGGAAAAGAAGCCTTCACAAATAATCAAAGAGTAACAAGGTATAGCCTTCCAGAATGTATTACTATATCAGGAGATACTTATGGATATAGTAATCCAGTATTTAGAGATTGTATTTCATTAACTACTTTTTATGCACCAAAATTAAAGAGCGTTCCTGCTGCCTGTTTTTATAATGATATTCAAGTTAGTTGGTTATGTTGTCCTTTGACATATGTTAATTTAACAAACTGTGAAAGGATTTGTGATTATGCTTTTTGTGATTGTAAAAAGTTAAAGAGTATAAGTTGTCCAGAATGTAGTTATATAGGTTCAGATGCATTTGAGGGGTGTTCAGCTTTATCAATTGTATCTTTCCCAAAATGTGAATATATTGGTCGTTATGCTTTTTATGCTACAAGTATAAGTCAGGTTGTTTTTCCAGAATGTGTATATATTGGTCCATATGCATTTGCAATGGGGTCAAATATAGCAGCATCTATGGTAACTACATATGATATCCATAATGTAAAATATATTGGTAATGGTGCATTTTGGTTACATAAAAACTTCCCAAATACATTATCACTTTCACAATGTAATACTGTTGGACACTGGGCATTTGCATATTGTTCAGGATTAAAGTATATTAATTTACCAGAATGTACAACTCTTCATAGTGAGGCATTTGGAGGTGCTCTTACAGATCCAATGGTAGATTTATCATCAAGATATAATAATGCATGTCCATTGGTTAGTGTTAATCTTCCAAAAGTTACAAGTTTGAATAAGAACTTCAAGGATACTGGTGAAGTAAGATATCTTAAATATATCAATATTGCATCTGTTACAAGATTGGATAGTAATGGTGGTAGATTTTCAGGTGCATCTTTACTTTCAACAGTGATAGCAACAAATTGTAGTTATGTAGGTACAGATGTATTTCTTAGTTGTACATCCCTCAATACAATAGACCTTAGAAACTGTAAGAGCATTGGTTATTCAGTTTTTATAAATTGTCCATCACTTACATCAATTGACCTTCCAGAATGTACATATATTGGTAGTCATGCTTTTTGGTGTATAAATTTAAAATCAATAAGTTTACCAAAATGTGAATATATAAGTAATTCAGCTTTTTATAATTGTATAGCATTAGAGGGTATAGTATTACCAATATGTTCATATGTAGGTATGGGAGCTTTTTATGGTTGTTCTTCACTTTCAGAGGTTTATCTTCCAATGTGTTCATATGTAGGTATTGGTGCTTTTTATGGTTGTTCTTCACTTTCAGAGGTTTATCTTCCTGAATGTTCTTATATTGAATCACAGGCATTTGATATGTGTCAATCATTGGAGAGTATATCAATACCAAAGTGTGAGTATCTTGGATATAGAGCTCTTGCAGTATGTAAAAGGATAACAGATATAAACCTTCCTGTGTGTTCATTTATTGGTTTATCAGCTTTCAGAGCATGTGACTCATTGAGAACAGCAACATTAGGATATAGTGGAGTATGTTCTTGTGATGGATATGCATTCTATGGTACAAGTATATTATCAATCTATGTACCTTCTTCATTGGTGTCGGATTACCAGGCAGATTCAATGTGGTCAGTGTATGCCACATTAATCCACCCCATAAATAATTAAAACTAGTTTTAACATATATGGATTCAATAAAAAAGAACAGAATGAGATTAATCCCAGGTGTAGGAACATACTGGGGAGACATAGCTGGAAACATATCAGAACAGACTGATTTAGTGGATTATATCAGCACCCATGGAGGTGGTGGAAGTTCTGCTGTATGGGGTAATATCACAGGTAATTTGAGTGAACAGACAGACTTGATGGAGAAGTTCAGTTCTTATGCCACCATGTCAGACATCCCTTCATTGGAAGGTTATGCAACAGAGAGTTGGGTTACTGAATCACTTTCTTCATATGCACTTTTGAGTGACATTCCTTCATTGGAAGGTTATGCAACTGAATCCTGGGTAAGTGACCAGGGTTACTTGAAGAGTGTACCTTCTTCATATGCAACAAAGAGTTGGGTGTCAGGTCAGGGTTACTTGACCAGTACTGCTCTTTCTGGTTATGCAACAGAATCCTGGGTATCTGGACAGGGTTACTTGACCAGTACTTCATTGAAGACTATCAATGATGAGTCTATCATTGGTGATGGTAACATTGAGATTGGTGGTCTTACACCTGAACAGGAGGAAGCAGTTGGAATATTGACTGATACATCAGCAGGTATGTTGTACACTGATTATTTGGGTAGTATGAGTATTACTACCAAAGCAGCTGATAATATTACATATTTGATGAATGGATTACAGATTGCCAATGATGAGGTTTATTTCTATGCTGACATGAAGTTTTTAAAATACAATAAGGAAACTTTGACTTTTGATTTGATAGTCACAATGTTAGAAATGGCCAATCAGTGTATTTGGATTGATAACAGTGGTAGGATATATGATGGTCCAAATCAGCAGATAAACACAAATACAGGTCGTTTGCAATATGTTGAAACAGAAGGAAATGAGTTCTTTACTGATCAAGGACATACTAATATACTTAATGGTCAGTATGGTGTATGGTTGGTAGATCAAACTAATTTGAAGAAGTTTGATGAATCTACACAGAAGTTTGTTTCAGGTTACACTATGAATTTACCTGCTGATTATTCTGATAATATAGCATACTATATGTGTAAAAGATTCAAATACAATGGACATATATTGTATGATAATGGAACTCGCACTTATGAACTCAAAGAGTATGAAGACCATTTAGATTTGATTGATGTTACAGATGTATATTACACAAGACCTCAATTTGTAGTAAACATGGATAGGATATTTGGTACTAAAAGTGGTGGTCTGTTCTATATGAGTGGATTTAGTTTTTACCAGTATGATTCAGAAAATCAGGTTTGGAATCAATTATCTAATGAATTAACAGGTGGTAGACCATTTGATAACAGATATGGTATTGTAGATGATTTTGTAGTTGGTGGTGTTTATGATTCAGAAAGGGAAGTTTCAACTTTGAATCTTGGTGCTGATTGGAAAACCACAAAATGGACCAAGGAAAATAGTGTTGTTGTTGATTTAAAATCAAACCAGAAAATCAAAGGTTCTAAAAGATTTGTAGATCAAATACAAGCACCTAATGGTATTGAAGCACAGTATGTAAATGTAGGTTCAGATGGTATTAATTTTAATAGTACAAAAAACAGAATATACTCTACTGGTGATGTAAACTTTCAGGTTAGTGGATTATTCACTTTAAACAATGATAATATTGCAATCACAAATCAGTGTATTCTTAACCGTTCTGTTTCATACCCTGGAAGAAGAGTAGAGTATGTAACTAACTTGGTTGATAATATGTCTACTGAATGGTTCTGTTATTATACTACTCCATCCGGAAGATTGATTTATACAGGATATGATAAGGCATTTGAGTTTGATGGAACACAGTGGACTCAATTGAGTTCTGTTACCAATTTTGTTAACAGTGATTTGAGGGCAGAAGTATCAGATGGATTGTATGTAATGAAATATGGTTCAAATGATGTATACAAATGGGATGATACAAACAGTGATTGGGTATATGTCATTAATGCACCAGAATACAGTCTTTGGGCATCTGACTCTAATACAATAAGATGTAGTATGTCCTGGAAATTGGTCAACAATGGTGGTACTTATGAGTGGGTAACTGATCCAATTGATTATATGCCATCACCAGTAATGAGGTGTTTTAAATTAGGTCAAACCTATTATTACACATATGATAATGGTGTATATACATATAATAGTTCATCAAAGATGTTTGAATTATTGAGTAATGTAACCAGTTGGCCAAATAGTAACCATTGGTTTGTATATGATGGATGCTTATATTATTTTGGTTATAATGTTATCAGAAAGGTTGATCCTTCACAGGTTGGAACAGATTCATGGGATGTAGAAACTGACATTTATGTTGATAATTATGATTGGGCTTATATTGAATACAACAATAAGTTGTGGATAGCCTATTCAGATAATTATCTTAAATTTGGTTATACATATAATCTTACTGAAACATTGCCAGAAGTCCCTGCACAGAATGGTACATATGTCTTAAAGGCAGTCAGGACCAGTTCAGGTGTGACTTATTCCTGGGTAGTTGATGAGGTTGCACAGGCTGTACAGATAACAAATGAAATATTGAGTTAAATATGAGTGAGTTAATATCAAATCTTAATACAATTGAGTCTGTCAAGACAGACATCAAATCAGCAATAGAGGCAAAGGGTGTGAGTATGTCTGGGGTTTCATTCCCAGACTACCCTGCTGCCATAGGTAGTATCACTACTTCATTTGTGACCACTACTCTTTCTACTTCAGTGAATGGTACTTTCACACCTGGTGTTGGTATTGATGGATACAGTCAGGTAGTTGTGGATGTACCACAGAGTGTGACTGGATTTACAGAAAAACAAATTACAGAAAGGAATTATCCAAATGTTTTACATGTAAATAATTCAGCTTCATATGTACAAGGTATGGCTTGGGCAAATACAGATATTGTAACAGTTACCCTTCTAAGTTGTTTAGCAGTAGGTAAGTCTTATACAACTCAATATAGTGCATTTTGGAATTGTAATAAATTAACAACAGTAAATCTTCCAATTTGTACATATATTAATGCAGATGCTTTTAATGGTTGTAAAAAATTGTCAGATATTAGTATTCCTTTATGTCAAGTAATTAGTGATAGAGCTTTTATGTGGTGTTATAGTTTATCTACTATAGTTTTACCTGTTTGTAGTACTATTGGTAACTATTGTTTTTCTGAATGTAGTAATTTAAAAACAATCACACTTGGTAGTACCAGTGTTTGTAAAGCAGGAACAAAAATATTTCAATATATAACAGGACAAATTTCTGTATATGTTCCTTCTTCATTAGTTAGTGCATATCAAACATCAACAAATTGGAGTCAATATAAAAGTTGGATCTTCCCTATTCCTGAATAGGAAAAACACATAATAACTGAAACCCTGGGTATCAACCTGGGGTTTTTTCATAAATAATGTAAAGGAGAAAGTTATTATGAAGTTTTTATCTATTCTAGTTCCCTATTACAATGAGGGTGAAGAGGTCATCAAGCCTCTTTTGGACAGTGTTGCTATTCAGCAGAACATTGATTTATCAGAGATTGAAGTAGTCATCTGTAAGGATGGTGAGGAAGGACAGGGATTGTCAAAGGAGTTCCTTGACAAGTACCCTTTTGATATCCAGTACCATGTTGAACCAAAGGGTGGAGTATCACAGATGAGGAACCAGGCCTTCAAGTATTCCACAGGAGAGTATGTTGCCTGGTGTGACTGTGATGACATGTACTCAATGGTGTTGGCCTTCTGGTTCATCAAGAGGGAAACCACAACACCTATGAAGGTATTGGTAAATGGTGTTGAGACCACAGTAAATGGATTTGATGCGTTGTATAGTGTGTTTATGGAAGAGGGAAGAACACCAGATGGACAGACATACTTCCTTGACAGACAGGATGGCTTTCAGTTTGTTCATGGCAAGATATTCAAGAGGAGTTTCATAGTGAATAATAATATTCACTTTTTCCCTGAATGTGTGATACATGAAGACAATGTACTCAATGCAGAAGTCCAGGCATGTACCCAGAACATCAAGTGGTGCCCAGCTCCTTTCTATCTGTGGAAGTGGAGGGACAATTCAGTGTGTAGAAGAGATCCTCTTTATATAAAGAAGACCTACCCAGATTTAATTAAGTCAAGTGACTGTCTTGTTGGTTGGCTCACAGACAAATCAAAGTTTGACAAGGCCAGGGAGTGTGTGGTATCAATCACCTATGATGCTTACTATACCTTCTGTCATCCTTCTTGGAAGGAAATCAACACCCAGGAATACAGGGATGGTGCAGAAAAGAGGTTCAGTGAGTACTTCAAGAAGTGGGAGTATCTGTTTAATGAAGCACCAAAAGAGTTGAAGATGGCAATCAGTAATGGTATCAGGCAGAGGACAGTGCAGCAGGGTATGGACATGGAGACTGAAACCCTTGATCAGTTCATTACCAGGATAAAGCAACTCCCATAAATATAGACAGATAATTGTGTCTTTACTATGTCAAAAAATTATTCTTACAAGAACAGAGTTTTAATCTTCCTGTTATTGTTTTTCAGTGGAGTTGGTTTTGGTGTTTGGTCTATGTTCATACCCCCAGAAGGAGTTATATCATCCAGTGTATTGGTGTTCATTGCACAAATATTTGTCCTGGCAGCAGGAGTCTATGGAATGGAGGTGAATTTTGACATAAAGGAAGGTCAGTTCAGGGCAGGACACAAGTCTGATTCTGCTGAAAACACAGAATCATAAATAATTAAAAGACTTAATTTAATAATGGATAATCTTGAAGTTAGAAGTTTTAATATTGAGTTGAGGGAAGAGGCTGAATCAAGACACATCGAGGGTTATGGTTCAGTGTTCAATGAAAGGTCTGTTGACTTGGGTGGATTCCAGGAAGTCATTGCACCTGGTGCATTTGATGGGGTCATTGAAAGGTCAGATGTGAAGTGTTACCTTGACCACAATCCAGAGAAGGGTATCCTTGCAAGGAGTAGGAATGGTAAAGGTAGTCTTTCCCTTGAACTTGATGAAAGGGGTCTTAAATATTCATTTGATGCCCCACATACCAACCTTGGTGATGAAGTGGTTGAGGGACTCAAAAGGGGTGATTATTCACAGAGTTCATTTGCTTTCACAGTTGAAAGTGAAACCTGGTCCAAGGAAGAGGATGGTACATATTTGAGGACAATCAATAAGATTGGTGGTCTGTATGATGTTAGTATTGTGGCTAATCCTGCATATGAAGGTACATCAGTGGCATTGAGGTCATTGGATGCTTTCAAGGCACAGGAGGAAGAGGTTAAAGTTCCTGAAGAAATAAAGGAAGAAGAACCAGTCCAGGAAGAAGTGAGGGAAGAACCACAAGAAGAAGTAAAAGAAGAAAAACCAGAGGTACAGGAAGAGACTGAACCAAAGGAAGAAAGAAACAATAATAATATAAAAAGAAATAATATGAAGAATTTTTCATTAATTAAAGCTATCAATGATGTTGTTAACAACAGAAACATCAATGAGGATGCACTTTCAGTTATTGAAACCGGTGCAACTGAAATGAGGAAGTCTGGTCTTTCATATTCTGGTCAGATCCAACTTCCTGTTGAAGAAAGAGCTGCAACTGACGGAGCTATTGTTGCTACTGTTGCAGATCAGGGTAAGGAAATTGTTGAGACTGAAAAACTCAATATCCTTGAACCACTTAGGGGTAAGTCTATCCTTGCAGAAGCAGGTGCTACATTTTTGACTGGCCTCGTAGGCAACATTTCAATCCCTACTTATTCAGGTTCTACCTGTGGTTGGAAGGGTGAAATGGTTGATGCAGATAATGGTAAGGGTGATTTTGACACTGTTGAGTTGAGTCCAAAACGTCTTACTGCATACATTGACATTTCCAAGCAGTTCCTTGTACAGGACAGTGTTGGTGCAGAAGAGATGTTGAGGGCTGATATTGTCAATGCTCTTGTTGCAAAACTTGAACAGACAATCTTTGGTGATGCTGCTGGTGATACCAACAAGCCTGCTGGTATCTTCTACCAGGCAGAGGAAGCAAATCCTTCATGGGCTGGTGTATGTGATGCAGAGGCTGATTTGATTGATTACCTTGGTGATAAGAGGTTTGTTATGAGTCCTTCTGCAAAGAGTGCTTTCAAGCAGACCACTGTATCCGGTGAAAAGTCTGATTTGAGAATGCTTATGAATGGTAATGAAGTTGATGGTTATCCAGTATCTGCTTCTTCAAATGTTGTTGATGGTGGTTATGCATTTGGTGACTTCAAGGAATTGGTAGTTGCTCAGTGGGGTGCTATTGACATTGTTGTTGACCCTTACACTCTTGCCACCAAGAATGCTATCAGGCTTGTTATCAATGCATTCTTTGATGCAAAGGTAAGAAGGGATGGTGCTATCAAGGCTTACAAACTTGATGATGGATCAGATTCTGATTAATCCATAACTTTCTTCTTTTTCCAGGGGGTGGGGATTTCCCCTACCCCCTTTTTTTTATATAAATAAAATTATTTAATAATGTACCTTTCAGTTGCTGATGTAAAAAGACATTTGATAATTGACCACAATGATGATGATTTGTATTTAGCAGATTTAATCACTGTGGCAGAGGATGCTGTGAGAAGAGACCTGAATCTTCATTCATTGAGTGAGATTGAGGACTGTACTGGTATGTTACCTGCTTCTGTGTTGCAGGCTATGTTACTGTTGATTGGTACATTGTATGCCAACAGGGAATCAGTCACTTATGGTAATCCAAATGTGGTTCCACATTCTTACAATTACTTACTGGATTTGTCCAGGAACTATATAAACAAAGCATAATAAAAATGAGGGCAGGACTTCTGGTTGAGAAAATAACCTTCTACAAGTTGGTGAAGGTCAAAACTGAAACTGGTAGTGAGGACAACACCTATGTGGTTGATCATCATTGCAGGGCTAGGAAGTCATATACTGGTGGTGACAGGGAGAATGAGAATGGTGACATCTTTTATTCACACCATGTGGTCTTTGAAATCAGACAGGGTTATGACTTTGATGAACTTTACAGGATTGAGTGGGATGGTGGAATGTACAGGATTGAGTGCATTGAGAAGGACAGGAAGAATATGAGTGTCAGGATAACCTGCTCACTTGTTAATGATTAACTATGGAAACAGGAATAAAGGTAGATGACAAGCAGGTAATCCAGGCTCTTGCCAGTCTGTCCTTCAAGCAGATGAACAAGGCATACAAGAATGGTATGAAGAAATCCCTGGATCCTATACTCAAACAGACCAAAATCAATTTGAGGAAATCTGGAATCAAGAATGTGAACAAACCATATGTGAGCAGGAAGACTGGTAAGACATACCCTTCAATGCTTCAAGGTGTGAAGACATCTGTCTATGTTGGAAACACAGAGGATTCTTATGGTAAGGTTCACATAATGAGTGAATTCAGGTTGAAGTGGTTTGAGAAGGGAACACAGTTGAGGAAGACCTCGAGAGGATGGAACAGGGGTTCTATTCAACCAAAATGGTTCTTCAGGGATGCAGTGAATCAGAGGGGTAATGAAGCAATCAAGACCCTGGATGACAACATAAGAGAAAGTATATTAAAAGTTTGGAATAAGAAATGATAAACATTGGTAAAATAATATATCCAAAATTGTCAAAGGTGTGTTCAACCTACCCACTGGTAGCAGAGAACACCACCAAGTTCCCTTTTATCATATACAAGACAACACAATCCAGACCAGAGGAAACAAAGGATGGTATCTATGATTGGATATTCAACATCCAGGTGAATGTGGTGTCAGACAAGTATGATACTGTGTGTGATTTGTGTAGTGATGCTGTTGATAATCTGCTGGAACTTGAATCAGTTTTGGACATAAATATAGAGAGTGTATCTGAGGACTTTGTTGAGGATGCATATGTAAAACAAATAGATATAATAATAAAAAAATAGTATACTATGGGAATAATTAAAGGAAAGAAGCTTATGCTTTTCATTGAAAAGTCAAGCGGAAACTTCAAGTCTTTGGGATATGCTACAAACCATACCCTTTCAACAAGTGCCAACACTATTGATGTTGCACATAAGGACTTGGCTGATGCTGCTGGTGGAAGATGGGAAGACCAGGAAATTGATACTCTTAACTGGACTATAACAACTGAGAACTTCTATGCAAATGATGTAGAAGGTGTAACCTTTGCTGATTTGTTTGGTTACTACACAGCTGGTACAGAACTCAGTGTTAAGTTTGCTATTGCAGACACTTCTACTACTGGTGTACCTACTGGTGGTTGGGTACCAACTACTACTGCTGGTAATGATGTTCTTTCAGGTAAGGTGATTATCACAAGTATTGATATGAATGCACCTGTGTCTGACAATGCTTCATTCAGTGTGACTTTCACTGGTAAGGGTGCTTTGACTTGTACAACTCTTCAATAATTAAGAGTGAATATGTCTATGAAAAGAGGATGAGTAAATCACCCTCTTTTTTTATACCCCATAAATATATACAGATAATTAAAAAGAAGATTTTTATGGAAATTAATGGTTATAATTATGAGTTGGTCTATGGTTTAAGACCAATGTTCATCTGGGAAGAAATGGCTGGAAAGCCTTTTGAAATCAACACTCTGCTTGATACTTATATTTTCTGTTATGCTTGTATCATAGCAAACAAAGACAACCCAAAAATAGAGTTTAATGACTTCATTGACTACTGTGATGAACATCCAGAGGTTATGGATGAGTTCAACAAGTTTATGCAGCAGGAAATGGAGAGGAGGAGTTTGTTTTCTGATAAAAAAAAAGTGACACAGAAGGGGAAAAATTAAGTGTCCGGGACATCTACTCAATCCTGGTCTTACAGTGTGGTATATCACCAGATTATGTGTTGGACAGGATGGAGTTGTATGAGATTGAAGCACTTATAGAGAACCTGTGGAGGAAGGACAAGGAGTCCTGGGATCAGACAAGGTTGATAATTAATTGGTGTCAACAGAGTACAAAACCAGTCAATATGTTTGAGAAGATGGTCTTCCCATGGGAGAAAGGAGTAAAGCAGGAGGATTCCACAGAAGACAGGGAAAGGATTTGGAAAGAGATGAAGGAAATGGAGAATTTATTGAATAAAAAATAATGTAATTATATAATGGCCAATAATTTAGTAGTTCAACTTTTGCTCAAAACAGGTACATTCAGTACTGATTTGAAGACAGCAAGAGGACAGATACAGAACTTCCAGAAAGGATGTCAGACAGCAGGTAAATCATTTAATGCCTTTGGTCAGGCTATTGGTGTAAATGTAGGTCAGCTTACCAAGTTTGGTAGTGTAATTGGTGTTGCTGCTGTTGCTGGTAAGGAGTTCAAGGCAATCATAGACAGTAGTCAGACATCTGCTGATGCTTTCCAGGGTGCTATTGCTGGATGTAAGGGTGTATTGGATACCTTCAACACTGCAATTGCCACTGCTGATTTCACTGCCTTTTCAGATGGATTGTGGGGTGTATATGATGCTGCAAAGGCTGTTCAGGATGCTATTGATCAGTTACAGAACACACAACTTGCCTATGACTACAAGTCCAAGCAGAATATGACTGCTTTCCAGGAGGCCTATAATGTGTTCAAAGACCCAGCATCAACAGACAAGATGAAGGAGGATGCCAAGGCACAGATGAAGGCTGCCGTGGATGCACAGTTTGAGTATGCAAGGAATTACAGTAGTGCTCTTTACAAGACCTATGTTGCCCAGGTAGTTAAGAAGGCCGGTGGTAGTAATTTGAGACCAAACAATGTCACTATTGCCCAGTTTGAGAAGGCTATGAACATTGATTTGAGTGAGAACCCAGCAGCAGGAAGGGCAGAGATTGAAAGTCAGTACAGGGAGTATTTGAGTAAGTTAAAGGAGTATAAGGGTAATAACCTTACTGCCCAGGAGGACTTGAAGAAAAGGTACAGGGATGTCATTGCAATCCATGCTATGTTGGAGTTGATGAAGGATGATGAGTTGAAGGGTGTTGCCCAGTTGTTAATGGGTATGGAGGATGCAAAACAACAGGCCTTGTCAATGCAGAAGACCTATAACAGGGTTACTGGTACAAAAGAAACTGGACCAAAACAAACAAAGACTACTACTACCAAGAAGGAGGAACTTGATATTCAAAAAGAATCCCTCACTTACTGGAAAAATGTATTGTCAGAAGAAACCAAATATAGGGATGCTCTTGTGAAGGGTACAGATGAGTGGAATCTTCACAATCAGAAGGTAGATGAAGCAAATAAGAAAATCAAGGAAATTGAGGGTAATGTAGAAAATGTAAGTAAAGCAGAAGAGGGTTCTTTAAAGCACTTACAGAATATGTTATCAGAATTCACACAGTTGAGAGACCAGACCAATTATGAATCAGAGGAATGGGATAGACTGAATGCAAAGGTGTTGGAATTACAAAAGCAGATTAGTCAGTATGATACCAGTTCAAAATTAAATGATGCTCTTGCTATTCAACCACCTACAATTGATAGTTTACAGACTGTAATTTCACTGTTACAAGTATTGAGGAATCAGACTGAAATTGGTAGTCAGGACTTCATATTCTATACAGAAGCTCTTGAAAGGTATCAGAAGAAACTTGCAACTCTTACAGGTACAACTGTTACTGCACCACCAACAGACAAGTGGAATCAGTTCAACCAGGCAATGTCACAGACTTCAACTATTGTTAGTTCTTTGACAAGTGCATTCCAGGAGGGTTCAGAAGTTACAGCTGCATCAATACTGAAGATGGTTGCTACTTCACTGCCTGCTATTGGTAGTTTGATTGGTTCAATACAGGCACTCACAGCAGCAGAGGCTGTTGAAGCTGGTGTTGCTGCAACTGGTAAGGCTGTAAGTACATCAAAACACTGGATTGAAGCTATTGCTGCTGTTGCTGCTTTGGGTTCTGTTGTAGCTGCTGCGATTGCGTCTGCGAAATCACAGAAATTTGCCAATGGTGGTATTGTAGGTGGTAATTCCTACACTGGAGACAGGGTTACTGCCAATGTCAATTCAGGTGAAATGATACTCAACAGGACACAGCAGGCCAATCTGTTCAGGTTGGCAAATGGAGGTGCTTCTGGAAGTAACCAGGTTGAGTTCCATATATCTGGTACTGACTTGGTTGGTGTACTTAATAACAATAATAGAAAAAATAGATTGATAAGATAATGATAGACACATTATTACATTCAGGTGAATTTAGTGACAGCAATGGTGATGTTATCAGGGTATCCTTCTACAAGAGGTTATGGCTTGAAATGAACAACTATTCTTTTAGTTTCAATTCAGGTTTTAACCAGACACAGTTGCATATATTCCTGAGAGCAAATGAAGGTTCTTTGAGCAGTTCAACAGTAGATTGGCTCATATGTGAACCACTTGACCCAGAGTATGTAAATGGTACAAATTTCTACCCATACCACATTGTATGTCTTGCAAATGAAACTGGTTCTGAAAGGAGTACATCTTTCAGATTCACCATAAATACAGGTCCAGATGCTGGAAAATATGTAGATATTCCTGTAACACAAAGTGCATAATATAATAAAGTTGATTGAAGATGCAGAATGATTTGAAATTTTCAGGTGTGACACCTGTTATCATAAACTATAATGGAAGTGAGGATGATATATATGCACCTTTGAAGACATCATCTTCTGATATTAATATTGTGAGTCCAAGTATCCTGGATGATTTATACACAGCCAGGAAGGATGACATCATTGTGAAGATTGAGAAGGGTTATCATGAGAGGACTTATGTAGTTGACTATAGAAATCCTGGAACAATCAGTTCATATGAGTATTCACCTAAACCTACTTCTGGTGAGAACTTCACAATATTCAGTAAGGATTTGTTCTTCACAGACATAAATGGTGATTTCAGGTTCAATGGAAAGGTTAGTGACAGTGGAAACAACACTGATGAAGTTACATTGAAATATAATTCTACAACAGGTAAATGGGAAAACAAGAATGATTGGTTATTGGACTACAATGATCAGTACTTCTATGCTGGAAGTGATTCATACAGGGTTACTTATGATGGTACAAGTCATTATGTACAGAAATGGAATATTATTGATTGGGGTACTGCTGCACCATATAACAGGGTTGATGGCTCTACTGTAGAGGACTGTGCTTACAAGGCAGACAATGTGATTCACTATACTGACAACAGCACAGAAATGTTATGGGGTCAGAACAGGTACACCTGGAACAGTACAGATATGCAGTGGGAGAAGACCACCTCTTATGAGGATGTGGATGGAGGTACTTACTTTGCTATGTATGGTGAAAATCATATGAAGGTATTTGATGGAAATGGAAATGTTGTTGATGCTGTGATTGTCAATTTTTACAACAATACCAGTGAGGAACATATTGCTGACAACTGGGTGGTAATACTCAATAAGGACAACAACACCTTTACCAGACTCATACCTCTTACTGTGGAGTATGGTAATATGGACAGAGTGTTCACAGATGATGATGGTTATGTGTATTATGTAACAACAAATGGTTCAATATATAACTGGTCTTGGGATATTGATCAATGGGTTGAGTGGGTAACATTCCCAGATGATGTAAATGCTATGGTATTGGATTATGTCATACCAATACAAAACAAGAGAGTTGTAATAAAGTATCAAGATACCAATTCAGAGACCAAATTCTTTATACTTACAAACATTCAACACCCTATTGCATACTGGAAGGAAATCATTTCCCCTATTGTAACCTATGATACAATCTGGGAAGGATACAAGATGCCAAACTCTTACTCACAACCAGTCACACAGAACCTGGATAGTATCAGCATGACAATCATTGACCCACTTTCAATATTGAAGTATATAACTGTTGATAAGTTATTCACAAACAACACAATATACACCTTCAAGGATTTGATTAACTACACATTGGGTTATATCTACATTGACAGTAACAAACTTAAAGTTGAAAGGAATGTGTCTTATGGTGGTGCCTTTGATTATGACAGTCATAATGGACTACTTGATATGCAGATACAGATGAGTAACTTTTGGGATGAGGGAGGTGAACCTTCAACAATCTATGATATGATTACAGAGCTGCTGAAACCTTTCTGTATGACTATTGCCTTTGATGGTCAGACATTCATCATCTATAATCCAAACAAGACCAGTGGTACAAGAGTATTTGATAACTATGAAGCATGGAGGTATGGTACATTTGACAACCACTATGTATCTGCTGAATCAACTGTAGTATTTGACTTCAATAGTAATGACTGGAAATCACAGAACACACAGGATGTACAGATTGACATCAACAGTACATATGATGAAGTGACATCTGTTGTATCTACAAAGAAACCAGAGTACTCAAATATGGCTATGGATCTGATTGATTACAACCAGACAGACAAGTATTCTTACATTGATTTGAATGTACAGAGGAACAAGACCAAAGGTTACTTACAGAAGGGTATAGCAGCACCTGCTATTGACACAAATGATTACTGGTACTATATCTGGAATGGTGCTTATGTCAATTCAGATTATGGTCTTGAATCACATAACAACCTGGTAAATGGTTACCTGAACATCAACAAGGCATATGAGTACCTTACTGGATTGACTGGTGATCCTACTGATTATGGTTCAATCCTTAACTTCTATGGTGGTGGTGACAACCCTACTGGTACAGGAAAGGAGCAGACAACAGAAAAGTCAGTTGAAATCAAGAAGAGGATAACTGCATATGCTGCTGATAATGGTGTTCCACTTGAATTTCTTGAAACAGCTGACCTGGCATGGGATTATGATTCAAACTATATTCCACAGACAGGTGATGATCCAATGTCCTTTGACCCTGAAATAACCAAAACAAATTCTTCTGATTCAAAATTTGGTACTGCAAAACAAATGCAGGCGAGTGACAGGATTGTCTATCACCAGAAATATGACATGTATCTTAACCAGAACAATGAATACAGTGTTGATTTGGATTTGATACAGTCTTATTCAAGGACAGGTATAGACAGTAAGGTGGATGTGTATCACAACAACACTGCAACCAACAGGGAATTCATATTGATATATGATTCAGATGAACAGATATATCATCCATATACTTTGACTTTTGACACTGATAACTTCCCAAACATGTGGAACTCTTCACAAGTGAAAGTAAACCTGTTCTACTTTGACAGGTATTCTACTTCTGGCGGATTCCTCCCTATCAGATTGAGTGAAGTATGGGACAAGAGAAGGATTGATTTATATATCAAGAAATCAGATAATACTATATTACAGTTCAATGGTAAAGACTGGATTGAGGTAAGTGCAGTGAGCAGTGCAAACTGCTTCTACTTGAAAAAGATGATGAATGATGAAAAACTATATCATACTGATTTCAGATATAATCTGATTGAAACAGCCGATGGTTCAACATACTCACTTAAAGATGAAAACTTTGTTTATCACACTGATGCAAATGGTGGTGTAGTACAGGGTTCAGGAGAACATACATACACATTTAACAGATACTTTGTCGAAGGGAATGAATGGTATCAGTGGATAAACAAATGTAGTGAAGGAGCATTGTCTTTCAAGTTACCTGCAATGTCTGACCTGAATGCAGAAGTGGTGATGGATGTGTACAACTCAACTCTTCTTGGTATGACTGGTTCAGATCATAACTATCCAGGACCATATGATACTTCTGAATCACTGTTCTTTGAGTATTCTGGACAGGGTAAATACTGGGATGAGGAAACACAACAGTATGTATCTATTGCATTGAGTCCAAGCACTATTGGTAACTTGTATGGAACAATTGGTACAACATTAACAAAGATTAAATTCCAACCATATAATGTGTCTTATGTCAAAGCAGAACACCTGGATCTGTCAATATCAATCACAGTACCAGAATCCAACCTGGGTCAGATGTTCAGTGAATCAGACATCAAGTATAAGATTGTCAAGGATAAACAGATGATTGAAAAGTTTGATGACCTCACTTTTGATGTGAACACATACAACCAGATGGTGAACAACAGTTTTTCATACATCATCTATGAGGATGACTTTGCCAACCCAGATGAGTTCATCATTAACAATGTCAATGTAAGACCTGAGATCTACACTACACAGGCCTATATGAACTGGTTGTCAGTGGTAAGGAAGATATACAAGAAGACACTCAAACCAATAATAACTGACTTTAAGTTCACCAACATAAGGACATTCATCAAGTCACCTGAAGTGGGAACCAACAAGATGATGGTTGTTGCTGATTCAGTAGACTTGAAGACCAACAGACATTCTGTCACAGCTGTTGAATGTCAGGACATTGATGTGAGTACTATTGACCAGTACAATGCTATTGAAATACCAAGAAGAGCAAGGAATGACAGATGGAACTTGCCAACAGCTTACAAGAAATAATATGAAGTACTTTACTATAAAAGAACTGTGCAAGTCAGAGACTGCCAGAAGAAATGGAATAGATAATACTCCTTCCAAACAGATTGAACAGAACCTGGGTAGGTTGATAGACACAATACTTGACAGGATCAGGGAGGAGTATGGAAGTGCCATAAGAGTATCTTCTGGATACAGATGTAAGTTATTGAATAGTCTTGTAGGTGGAGCAAAGAACAGTCAACACCTGTATGGTGAAGCAGCAGACCTTGTACCTGTTGATGGTAACACAAGAAGACTCTTTGACATCTGTAAGAAACTGATGGATGAAGGAGTCATTGAATGTGGTCAGCTGATCTGGGAGTATGGTGACAAGAACTCACCAAAGTGGGTTCATATATCACTACCCAATACCAGACATCATAATGAAGTGAAGTATATCTTCAAGTGATCACTGCGAAAACGAACTGCGAAAGGAATCATCAAGTATAGTTAACCTGGTGATTCCTTTTGTGTTAATAGGGAAGGAAGGGGGGACATGGTCCTTGGAAGGGATGGGGGAGCAGAAAAAAATTGATGGCTGACCGTAACCTCCCCGCCTGACCCTTCTTCACTCCAAATCTGAAATTTGTGGAATAGATGTAACAAAAATGTTACAGAAGTAAGTTGCATAAATACTTTGTAGTTTTCATTCATACATAGTTTTTGTTGTTTTGCCTGGGTGTCAGTTCTTGATACCCAGGATTTTTTTGTTATATTTAGAGTACCTTAATTTAGCAATACTGGATAGACTGGTCACCGGGATGGTGGTTGGTCTATTTTTTTTGTTATATTTAGTTTATACAAATGTTTTTTGTCATAAACTATGATACTGTCCTGGATTGCTGTGAAGTACTCCAGGATTTCTTAAAATTGATTTTTCATAAATATTATAAAGTTTGTTATATTTAATATAAACAGGTTGGATGATGCTCACAATAGTCCAACAACATACAAGAAAGTTACTGAACCTGTAACCAGAAAGGGAGTGAGCACCTGAGTATGGTTACTGGTTCATTTTTTTTAAAATATGGAGAAAGAGTTATTCAAATTAGATGATGCCACATTTGATGCAATCATTGAATGCCAGGTGAAGGAAAAGGATTTCAGGAAGAAGTGTACCACAAAGAAGAGACCAAAGGGTGATGACTGGGTGAAGACATTCTTGAAGTTGAGGGATGAAGATTTGAGGAAGAATGGATATATAAAATAATTTAATAATTAGAATGGGACTCTTTAATGAGGAAATAGATGTAATGGTGGATTCTGGTAACTTCTACCTGGATGATGTGTTCAAACAGGAAAAGTACCAGGGTCTGTATGGTGATATGATGGACACTGTGCATTACCCTATATCCTTCCTGAACAAGACTGTCTGTGGTAATGGTGGAACAACAGGTATGATAAGGTATGCCCTTGAAAGGAACAAGGGACTTCTGGTGTTGGTTCCAAATGTGTCTATTGTTAAGTCCAAGGAATGGGACTATAAGGATGATAGTGATGTATGCTGTGTATATGGTGGAAGTGATGAGTTTAATCCTGATGCACAGATAGTGGTTTCCACCTATGACCAGTTTCCAAGACTGTTGAGGACATTGAGCAAGAATGGTGTCAAGACAGGTACTGACCTCTTCCAGATGTCCTTCTGGTCTGGTAGGACTATTGTGGTGGATGAGTATCACAAGTTGATTGATGATTCTGGATACAGGGACATCTGTTGGAAGATAACAGAAATGGTCATGCATTCATACTCACCTATAATCCTTATGAGTGCAACACCAAGTGATGAGTATGCAAGGATGTTGAGGGAAATCCTTCCAGAGTGGATAATAAGGAAGTACACTGTTGTCTATGACAATGAATGGAATGACTATGACACCAGGATTGATATATGGGAAGCAAAGAAAGGTGAGTTGAAGGATGTACTATATACTATGTTGAACAGCAGTAACAACCACCACATATGTGTCTTCTATAACAGTGTAGGTGACATCAAGAAACTACTTGGTCAACTGAATGATAAGAGGATTGAAGTACTGTGTTCAAGTCAGAGTAAGGATAAGGTAAATGAGTATTATTCTGATAAATTCAATGAAAAGAAGAAACTCCACTTTATGACTAGTGCATACTTTACTGGTCATGACATCTGGGTAGATGGGTGTAAGTGTGTCATTGTCACTTCAAATGAGTTTGACTATATGACCATAAGTGACAGGGACATCAAACAAATCATTGGTAGGTTCAGGGTGAAGGGTGGTGATATAAGACACAGTGATAATCATATATGGTATATCAAGAAAACACCTGATCAGAAGAACTACCTGATGAATCAGAACACCTATGACCTGATGGTAAGGGATATGGGTATCCTTGGTGATAAATGGATTGAAATCAGTGGTGGTGTGAAGATGATGCACACATTGATCAGGACAAAGGACATCCTCCACAGGTTTGATATGTACAGTGATGTTGATAAGTTGGTAAAGTACCTGAAGGACTATGGTTATATAGTCAAGAAGAGGGGTAAGATTGAAGGATTTACAACAATCAAGAAGAAGAAACACATCACCTTCAAGAAAGCAAAGGAATGCTTGAATAAAGGTATCAAGGTTGACTTTGACTCCTATCCTGACATCAATGAACTGGAAGAGTTTATGAAGGTGAAAGGTCTGAGCAAGTTGATGGACACAAGAACTTCAAAAACAGACATCCATAACTGGTACCAGGCATATACTCTTGCCAATGGACAGGACTTGGATAAAAAGAATCCTTGTGATGTCTTTGGGATCAAAAACTTTGGAAGATACAACCAGGGATTTCTTTATGCCTGTCTTGAATACATTGGTGAAAAACCAAACAGTGAAAATTTCAGTTATTTAATGTATCACTTTATGTCAAGTTATGTAATTAGTTGGAAATTAGATAATAAGGGTAAGAAAAACAACAATACTTGGTTGGTAATTACCATTACCCCCAAATCTTACAGTTTTTTTGATGTTTTATTATATAAGAAAGAAGTAAAAAAATTACAAGATTTGGGGGTGTTGGTAATTGGCAAAAAACTCAGCTATGAAACTGATGTGAAGAGTAAGTCTTTTGCCAGGACATCAACACTACCAGAGGCTATGAAGTCAGGTTATATTCCTGCTCTTACAGGCATCCCACTATATGACTGGGTGAATGAAGACAAACCAAACAGACTTCCACCTATCAAGAAGGGTAAAGACTGGACAGGTATAAAGATGTTCAAACAGGGTAAGCTTTCAGAGATGTACCAGGACACAGACAAAACATACAGGTTCATTAAGTCAGAGATGAATTTGGCAGATTGTCTTATATGTGACATTGATGGTGGTGTGAAGTTCAGTGAGTTCAAGGAGAAGTACAAGGACTGGATGTGGATGGCATACCCCACTATCAACAACATTACAGAAGACTGGACAAAGTTCAGGGTTATTGTTCCACTTGAAAACACTATTAAGTTAGAAGGAGAACACAACTTGAAGGTATTGAAGACATTGAGGACTATGTTCTGTCCATATGAGGATCCTAATCACCAGGTTTACTCTTTCATCAACTATGAGGATTTCAGTAAGATGGTTGGTAATGAAGGATATGTGTACAGTATTCCTCAGGAGTTTGTTGACTGTCTGAATATGTGTATCACCACCAGTTATGATTACAATGAGAGGAAGTTCAGTAAAACTGATATTGTATCTGGTGATAGTAAGTCAGGTATGAGTTTGAGTGATGCACAGGGATTGTTCTTGAAGAAGTTGGCAGATCCAACAGAAGGTGCAAGACACAAGGTATTGTATCCAATTAAAAAGGGATTATCACCAGAAGACAGGATATTATTTGAGAATTGGTTGAGTGAAGTATATCCAGGATATTTGAGTCACTGGAGAAGTCATAAAGTAAAATAATAAAAATTTTTAGAAATGAAATGGTATAATACAGGATGGGATTACATTGAGTTTTTGAAGCAGTTTCAATCAATGAAGGACAAAAGGTTTATTGGATTTAGAAAAACCAAGAGGAAAGGATTTGAAGTTCTTGCCAAGGACAATGATGGGAGATATTGGTACATCAATGAGTGTAGTTTTGATGACTTCAATCTTATAGAGGATGATTCAGATGCTTGGAGAATAATGAATATGAAGAGTTTTATATTTTATGATGAGTAAAAAAATAAAAAAAAGTTAGTATTATGAAAAAGTTTAGAAAAGAAGAATTAGAACCAGCATGTATTGACAATCTTGTAGAGCATTGGTCAATATGTGATTCTGCTGAGGGAGACAAACATACAATTGTATGTAATACTTACCTGTATAAGGAAAAACAAACTGGTAAGTATTTACTCTATGACATTTATAAGGAATGGATTGAATCCACAAAAAGATGGGACAGTTGGGATGATTATTTTGTCTATATCAGTGATGATGATGCCCAGATGTTCATAAATGATGGTTCAACTGAACAGTTCCATAAGTACTACAAAGAATATGACTATTGTTATATTTAATATGGATTCAGAAAAAGGTTCACTCCCTGGTTATTTGGTACAAGGTATCAGTAATCAGGGGTCTTTTTTATTTGTTATTTTTACTGTATGACTGATTTGATAAATGGAAAGACATATAATACTGAAAAAGACATTCCAAAGAAGTTCATAGTGGAGGAAGAGGAATTGGGAGATGGTTACATCAGGTATACCACCAGGGTTGTGTATTATTGTGAAAGGAGGGAAGAGTACTATTTGTATGTGAACAGCACAACCACCAAGAACAAGAGATGTGAGATATTTGACACACATGGTTACATAGTGCCAGTGTCAGAGGAGTGGGCTAGGAACTTCAACAGGGATACAGAGTGTTTGTATCCAGCAACACCTGGATTACAAGGAAGGACAATTTGAGTTGTCCTTCTTTTTTTATACCTTTGTACCTTGAAGGTGGTTAGTTATTATTGTTATATCATTAGTAAATATCCACCTGAAAGTATTGCGATTGTCATTGTGATTTCGTAAATTCGCAGGTATGAAGTGTTTATGTATGATTAGAGTGTCCACAGAGACACAGAAATTGGAAGACCAACACAGGGAGATGGAGGTATTCTGTCAAAGTGAAGGTTATGATGACATTGTCTTTGTAGAGGACAAAGGTGCATCAGCAATCAAGTTGAATGATTCTTACAGGTTGATGATTGACCAGGTGAAGGAAGAGATAGAGAAGGATTCTGGTATCAGTTGTTTTGCTGTGTGGGAGTTGTCCAGGGCATTCAGAAATGAACTGGTATTCCAGGAAGTGAAGCAGTTCCTGGTTGAGAGGAAGATTCAGTTCTTGGTGAAGAATCCTTACTTGAAGTTGTTGAACCCAGATGGTACTGTCAACAATGGTATGGAGGTAGCTGTCACATTGATGGCAACACTGGCCAAACAGGAGATGGAAGTGAAGAAGGAGAGATTCCACAGAGCAAAGGCAGCAATGAGGAAACAGGGTAAGTTCATTGGTGGAAGATGTACCAAGTTTGGTTATAAGGTGAATGAAGATGGGTATATTGTCATTGATGAAGGTACATCACCACTTGTCAGACTGATATTTGAGATGTACAGTACAGGTAAGTGGTCTGTCAAGACATTGTATGATGAATTGAAGGAGAGAGGTTATGACATCAATTATCATCTGGTTAATAGGATGATTTCAGACAGGTCATATATTGATGGTGTTTATCCACAGATGATTAGTCAGGAATTGTGGGACAAATGTGAATCTGTTAGGAACTCAAATTTCCTGTTTATTCCAAAGGGGAAGAAATATTGTTTTGGTTCTGGTATCTTCCGGTGTTATGAATGTGGTAGAGGATTAGTTGCAGAAGGTTCACAGTACAGGTGTTGGCATCACAATAAGTATTCTGCTCCACCACATTGTAACAACAGTGTTACAATAAGGATTGACAACTTTGATGGTCTTCTTTGGTGGATAGCCAGTAAGGAAGAGATTAAGTTAAGGATGAAGATGGATGCAGACACAAGAAGTGACTATGAACATCAGGTAGAAATCCTGAAGGAGAAGGTGTCAGCAGCACAAAAGAGATTGGATTCCTTGGATGAAAAGAGGAGGAGGATTACAGAACTGTATGTTGAGGGGATGATAAATAAAGAAGAACTCAAAATAAGGCAAAATAAGACACTTTCAGAAGCCAAGATATATAATGATACCATTCTGTCATTAAATGAGAAAATTGAGGGGTTTTTGGGGGCACTGTTGGCAAATGAGGAAGAAGGATTAACAGAAGAAAAACTGAAATCCATTTATTCTGGTGTTTTGGAAGAAAAAGACCTGAAAATGATGCAGGAGATTGTTAGAAAACACATAAAGGAAGTGACAGCTCAACCAATGTGGTTTGGTAAGGACAGGAACAGGAGATCAGAGAAGGAAAATGCTATGTTAATCACAGTGGAACTTACTCTTGGAAGTATCCAGAAGTATGTGTATGTACCCAGGAAGTACAAAGGACATTACTTCTACTTCCATAAGACAGATGGAAGGGAGATTCCAATACTTGATATCAGGCAGATTGTGAGGGAGAAGGAGAATATGACAGAACCCAGGGCTTTTAAGAAAATCAAAGACTGGTAATTTTGTTATATTTAGTTTGTATCTTTTTTTCTTTCATATTTTAAAATATTTTATATATCCAAGACCACTTCCTATTCCCTGGAGGTGGTTTTGTTATATTTAAAATGACATAAATATCTTATACATAATAATTAAGAAGAAATGTTGGAAGAAGAATTCAGGCCAATTGTTGGTCATCCTGGATATTATGTGAGTAATTTGGGAAGAGTAAAGAGTAAAAAGTATGAAAAGGAGAG